AAACAACTACTAAATTATTTTATCAAGTATAAACTAAAAAACCTAATGGAGAATATTGGAGATTTCTAATGAATAAACCAGTGAAAACTTATACACCTTTAATGTCAGAAGTATTGACTAAGGTGAATAACGCAAAAACTAAAGACAAGAAAATTGAAATTCTAAAAGAACACGATAGTGAACCTCTTAGAATGTTAATCAAGTCATCTTTTGACCCAAAAATTAAATGGGTTATGCCTGAAGGTAATGTACCTTACAAACCTAATGAAGCGCCTGAAGGAACAGAACATACACTTCTTTCTCAAGAAGTAAGAAAGTTCTGGCACTATATTGAGGGTGCAGATAATAAAACACCTAGAATGAGAAAGGAAACTATGTTCATTCAGATGTTGGAAGGTCTGCATAAATCAGAAGCAGAAGTCGTTTGTTATGCAAAAGATAAAGTTCTACATCAAAAGTATAAAGGTTTATCAGATGCAGTGGTAAAGGCTGCATTTGGTTGGACAGATGATTATTGGATGCCTAACGGTAACATTATTTGACTTGACTTTGTATCATGACTATGGTACATTCTAGTCAATGATTCATGGTATGGAAAAACCTCTCACTCTCTCTCTCACCATACCAGCGAATCACCCTTGGGGATAGTAGTAAAAATACTGCTATCCCCCTTTTCTTCCCCCCCAAACCCTTGATTTATAAGGGAAAAATAGTACTTGACATTACCCCTTTTTTAATATAATATAAACATATGATGAGAAAAAAGAGAGAAACTATGAATTTTGTGACGGTTACTGGTGGTAATAAAACTCAGAGAAAAGTAGCTGAGATTACTACTCACCAAATGATTGCAGAATTACTTCCAAGGTTTAGGACTTTGGATATTGAAGTGAAACTGAAAAAGTTTCCTAAGAGTGACAGAGATGCGATTGGTTGGTGTTTAATGCAAGAAAACAATCGTACTTTTGAAATTGAAATCAACAAAGATATCGGTATCAAGGAATTGGTAACCACAGTGTGTCATGAGATGGTTCATGTCAAACAGTATGCACGAAATGAAATGACAGACGAATTGATTGAAAGTGGTCATGCTGTCTGGAAAGGTAGAAAGATACATCCTAAAACTGGATACTACGATTTACCTTGGGAAAAAGAAGCATACAAGTTGCAAGATGGTCTTGCAATGAAAGTTTGGAAAAGTGGAGAAATTTAGTACTTGACTTTGTTATCAAAACATGGTAAGATGATTCGTAACAATGAGAAAAGAGGTTATATTATGAAAATGTCAAAAATGACAGCAGAACAGATTGTTGAGATGCTTGCACGAATGAGTGATGCAGAAAAACAAAAGACTGCAAATCTTCTTGTGAACAAATGGTTTCACTTGACAAAGAGTTTTGTGAGTATGGTTGATGCAGAAATGCAAGACCAATTTATGAATGAACAGGCAGAAGTTTTTGAGATGCAAAAGGCTGCCGAAAACGGAACTAAACTATTTTAATGGAGAGAGAAATGAAACAACCAGTTGCTGTAATTCATGCTGCTTTTGGTGATACACCACACACAGTAGCATTAGTAGACGTACCAGAGTTACCATCATTGAGTGAGACTTTGGAATACGCTTATCGTTGGACTAACAACGTAATGGGTTCTTGGTCAATCAAGAAAGAATTCTTTGATGATGGAGAACCAAATGGTGATTTTAATCCTAACGTCAAAGTGATGGCACCTTTACATGAAGGTGGTATGGGTTTAAGGTCAACTTCAGTTGGTGACCAAATGTTAGTTGGTAATAAAAAATATGTTGTTGCCTCATTTGGATTTGAAACTTTGGAAGGAGAACCAGTATGACAATCAAAGCTAAAGGTAGACCATCTACTACCGTTATAGACCTAGATGGTTCTCAAGGGAACGCTTTCGTTCTCTTGGGATATGCAAACGAAACCATGAAGAAGAGTGGTTTTGATAAAGAGACAAAAGATAGAATCTTGAATGAGATGAAATCTGGAGACTATATAAACTTACTGAGAACTTTTGAAAAGTATTTCGGTAGTGTTTACACACTTCAAACTTCTAATCCAGAATATCTGGATGCGTTTATGGTAGAGAAAAGTGCTTAAAGAACTGATAACTACTTTTGTTATATCTGCATCTGCTTCAGATGTGGATGTAACTAATCATAATGTGCAACAATATCTAGACAAACAAGCGACTTGTCTTGCAAAGAATATGTACTACGAAGCTCGTAGTCAAGGACTTGCTGGACAACTTGCAGTGAGTCTAGTTGTATTAAATCGTGTAAAAGACAATAGATTTCCTAATACAATTTGTGAAGTTGTAGAAGATGGGCCTGTTAGAGAATCTTGGAAAACTAAAGGTAAGGTTGTTCCAGAGAGTCAACGAACATATTATCCAATACGAAACCGTTGCCAATTTAGCTGGTACTGTGATGGTAAAAGTGATGACCCAAAAGAACCAACAACTTATGGTATGTTGTATAATATGGCGCTAGATTTAGTTTATGGAGATATTACAGTGGTAGATATAACTGAAGGTGCAACACACTATCATGCAGATTATGTTTATCCTGCTTGGAGAAAAACCAAGACTAAGACAATTGAAATTGAAGACCATATATTTTATAGGTGGGAAAAATGACACTAAGAGGATATGCAAAGAAAATAAAAATTGATGATGGAGATGGATATATCTATCAGTTTGATAATGGATACGGTGCATCTGTAGTTCAACATTCAGGCTCTTATGGTGGTAAACAAGGATTGTATGAAATCGCAGTACTTGACTCCACTGGGGATTTATGTTACAGTACTCCTATTACTGATGATGTAATCGGTTATGCAACCGAAGACAAAGTATTAGACACTTTACATAGGATTAAAATGTTATGAACTTTTTTTACTTAGATGAAGACCCTTGGAAATCTATTGAGTATCATTGTGACAAACATATAGTCAAGATGCCCACAGAGTACAAACAAATGTTGAGTACTGCACATAGGGTTCTTGATGGTGAGATGTATATTGATAGGACTAAAAGTGGTGCAAAGATTAAACGGTGGAAACACCCAGACCGAAAGATGAACAGAGACTTATATCTTGCTGGTCATGTTAATCACCCTACTAATATTTGGTTAAGAGAATGTACAGAAAACTATATGTTAATGTTCACTTACTATAAACTCATCTGTGAGGAATATACATATAGATATAATAAAGAACATGGTGCAAAAGATAATTGGTGGATATTTAGAGAACCACCTAAGAATATGCCTAGTTTAGGTAAGACTACACCAGTTCCACAAGCGATGAAACAATTTCCAGAATGTATGGTAAAAGATGATTCTGTACAAGCGTATCGCAATTTTTATGTTGTTGCAAAGAAGAGTTTTGCAACTTGGAAAGAAAGAGGAGTTCCTTTATGGTACAAGAATATGACCCAGAGCCAGAACGGTACTATGATTGGATGCTATGGAAGTTAAGACAAGAGAGAAAAATGGAACAAGATGACCCTATGGATGATATAACTAAAGATGGTAGTCTAAGTGGCTGGACTGAAAAACCATATATGTCGCCACAACAAATGTGGGAAAGAGAAGTTGCAGAAATGCAAAAGTCTAACCACTATCTTATGATGCGTGTCAAAGAACAGGCAGAAGAAATACAAAAATTAAAAAAGAAGATTGAAGATGCCAACTTATAATTTTAAAAATAACGACACTGGTGAAGAGTGGGAAGAGTTTTTTACTATCTCTGGTAAAGAAGAGTTTCTAGAACAAAATGACCATATTGTACAATTACCGTCTTCTTTTCAAATTGTTAGTGATGTTGGTGGAATTAAAAATGATGGTGGGTGGAAAGATAATATGTCAAGGATTGCAGAAGCGCACCCAGGCAGTCCACTTGCAAGACGTTACGGTAAGAAATCTACAAAGGATATAAATACTAGACAAGTATTGAAAAAACATAAGATTTTGAAGGATGTGTGATGGCGAAAAAACAAGATGTTAAAATTGATGATTTGGTAACAATTAAACCAATTACAGATAATCAAAAAGTTGCCTTTGAGGCATTTAAAAAAGATAAAAAAGAATTGTTTCTTCATGGAGCTGCTGGAACTGGAAAGACTTTTATTTCTTTGTACCTTGCACTTGAAAAAGTATTAGACCCAAGTACACAATATGATTGTGTATATATTATTCGTAGTGCAGTGCCTACAAGAGAGATTGGTTTCTTGCCAGGCGATGAAGAAGACAAAACTGCATTGTATCAGATTCCATATCAGAATATGGTACAATTTATGTTTGAACAACCTAGTGACCAAGCATTTACAATGTTGTATGATAGACTAAAAGCACAAGGTTCTGTCATGTTTTTAACAACATCATATCTGCGTGGTATTACATTAGACAACTCTATTATCATAGTTGATGAATGTCAGAACTTGAATTTTCATGAACTAGATACAATCATGACAAGAGTTGGTCAAGATTCTAAAATTATTTTCTCTGGTGATTTCTTCCAATCTGATTTAGTAAAAAATACAGACAGAGATGGTATGCCTAGATTTTTAGATATCATTGCAGATATGGAAGAATTTATTTCTGTAGAATTTAATATTGGAGATATTGTTCGTTCTGGTTTAGTTCGTAGTTATTTAATTAGTAAAACGAAAAAAGGAGTTGAAGTATAATGGCTAAAATGTTTTCAAATGCTTCAGTTCATGAACCCATTAAGAAGGGAACTTCTATGGGAAAGAAACCTATTACTTCTACTATGAATAAACATAAACGTAGAAGTTTTAAAAAATATAGAGGACAAGGTAAATGATAAACAAAGAATACAATCGGTGTTTAGAGATGATTTTACATCATGAAGGCGGATATGTGAATCACCCAGATGACCCAGGCGGCGAAACTAACTTAGGCGTAACTAAGAAAGTTTATGATGCATATTGTCAGAAAAACGGTATAAGACCTAAATCTATGAGAGACTTAGAAATCTTAGACGTTGCACCTATTTACAAAACTGAATATTGGGATAGAGTAAAAGGTGATGACCTTCACCCAGCTCTTGCACTTTGTATTTTTGATTTTGGAGTGAATGCTGGAACTGGAAGAGCTGCAAAGTTCATTCAAAAAATTGTTGGTACTGCTGTTGATGGTGGTATTGGCCCTAACTCACTTAAAAAAATTAATGAATACATTGAAAAACATGGTGTTGAAGATGTTGTCAAAACATATCAATCAGACAGACAAACGTATTATGAGAAGTTAAAACACTTCAAGACTTTTGGTCGTGGTTGGACAAGAAGAGTCAACGAAACTACAGAAGCTGCATTAAAGTTAATTTGACTTGACAAATGAATTTTGTTATGTTATGATGGTAAAAATCAATCGTGAGGATATATTATGTTTACACACAAGCCCGTAGAGATAGAAGAACTCTCTACTAAGAACGTCAATCGCAAAAGATTCTATGTAACTCCAGAGGGGAAACTTTACCCCTCTATTACAACTGTTCTACAAAGACGTAAGATGGAAGGTCTTATGGAATGGAGAAAAAAAGTTGGTGATGATGTTGCAAACTATGTTGCGAGAACAGCCGCACACAGAGGAACTAAGGTTCATCATATGTGTGAGGACTTTTTAAATAATAACTTTGATGAAGAAACACATAAGAAGAATTTTCTTCCTTATGTTCTCTTTGGTCAAATCAGACCAGTATTATCAGAAAAGGTAGATAACATTTATGCACAAGAGTGTGGTCTTTATTCTGATAAGTATAAAGTAGCAGGACGAGTCGATTGTATCGGTGAATACAATGGAGTGCCTTCTATCATTGACTTCAAAACTTCTAC